TTATGAGCTGGAAGTGCGAAACCTTCCAGTAGGGCAGCGAACCGAACCAGCAAACCTTGGATTGGTTCAAGAACACAGCGTTCAAGGCTGGCCTGACACCTTCCCAAGCCCAGACATTGATGGATGAATATAACGCCATGACAGGCGAAACTGTCTCCATGAGTGGTGCTGATGTTGAAATGCGTGTCGAAGAGGCGGAGCGCGCGCTGCGTCAAGAATATGGTAACGCATTTGAAGATCGCCTTTCTCTGGGCAGCGCTGTGCTTGATGAGTTTGGTGCCGAAGAGATTTCTGAGCTTCAGCTTGCCGATGGCACGCTTCTTGGTGACAACCCAGATGTTGTGCGCTTCTTGGTGAATATTGGCCAGTTCATGCAAGAGCGTGTTGGTGAAGACACACTTGCTGGCGCCAAGACTTCGGGTGCGCTTGATCCATCAGAAGCAAAGGCAAAGCTTGATGAGCTTATGGCACCCAACAGCCCATACTGGGATGCGCGTCATCCAGAGCGTGCCTGGTATGTGAATGAAGCATTGAAGTATCGGGAGATGATGAATGGAGGATCGTGAGTTCAAACTTGAAGTGCTGCGTCTCATTTTGGAGAGTGGCACACCAAGGGCAGCTAACGAGCCTTTAGCATTTGCCGAAAGTTTGTTACAATGGTGCGTGAAGCCAATCGACAAGGGTGATGAAGGTGAGGAAAAGACTCGCCGCCGCCGCCCCCGAAAAGCCGATCTCCATGTAGTAAAGCCTGGACAACCTGAATAGGCCCAGCAAATCCGAAACCTGTCGTCCACATGTTGTGGGGAGCGATTCTTAAATCTGAAACCTGAAAGGAAAATGTTATGTCTACACAAGTAACTACAGCATTTATCCAACAGTTTTCGTCAAACGTTCAGCTTCTCAGCCAGCAGATGGGTTCGCGTATGCGTGCTGCTGTTTCCGAAGAATCGGTTACTGGTGAGAAGGCGTTTTTCGATCAAGTTGGCGCTGCTTCTGCCATCAAGCGTACTTCACGTCACGGTGATACTCCGCTTGTTGATACCCCACACTCACGCCGTATGGTGACAATGGACACCTACGAGTGGGCAGATCTGATTGATGATGCAGACAAAGTTCGCATGCTCATCGATCCAACCTCCAGCTATGCACAAGCTGCCGCTGCTGCGATTGGTCGTTCCATGGACGATGCAATCATTGAAGCTGCTCTTGGCACTGCGAAGACTGGCAAGTCTGGCACCACCAGCACTTCCTTGCCTTCTACGCAGCAGATTGGTGATAATTCTGCTGATCTCAGCATCACCAAGCTGATTGAAGCTAAGTCTATCCTTGACCAGTCTGATGTTGACCCAAGCATCCCTCGTTACATTGCCGTGTCCCCACGTCAAATCGAGGCGCTTCTCAACACCACTGCTGTTGTGTCTTCTGACTACAACACTGTGAAGGCTTTGGTTCAGGGTGAAATTGACACCTATCTTGGTTTCAAGTTCATCGTATCCAACCGCCTTGGTAAGGCTGGCGACATTCGTTCATGCTTCGCATGGGCAATGGATGGCATCAAGCTTGCTGTTGGCAAAGACGTGATGGCTCGCATCGAAGAGCGTTCTGACAAGTCCTTCTCTACGCAGGTTTACTACTGCGCAACTTTCGGCGCCACGCGCATGGAAGAAGATAAGGTTGTTCAGATCGACTGCGATGAGTCCGCCACTCTGAGCTTCTCATAAGGAGGATAGATCATGGCTACCACTAAAGGTGTAAACGCAACCGCAGTAAGCACTGACGATCCATTCTTGTTTGTTACCGCTGCCGATCTTGCTGGTAACATGCGTGTATCAATGGACGTAGCAGCTGTTGCTGCTGCTGACTTTGATGCAGATGGTGACATCGTGTATCTCGCCCAGGTTCCATCAAATGCTCGCATCGTAAGCATCAAGACTTACAATGACGATCTGGACTCTGGCACAGACTCAGCTGTGAACGTTGGTATTTACAATGGCGATGAAGCCTTTGTTGACACCGATGCTTCTACAACTGCTTATGCTGCTGATGCAATCATTGACGAAGACGCCTACGCTGCTGCAAGCACTGCCCTGCAGGCTGCAGTAACCGCAGGCACCGAGCATGCCTTTGGCACCGCTGCACGCCGCAACGACCCACTCCGCAAGGTATGGGAAGATGCTGGCTTGGATTCCGATCCACAGGTTCCATTCCGCATTGCTCTTACCCAGACTGCGACCGTTTCTGGTGCGCAAGCTGGCGACATCGTTATGGTCGTAACCTACGTTATCGACTAATATATGTGGGGGGCGGAATGATCCGCCCCTTACACCCCATGGATATGGAGATTAGTCATGGATGGTTTGGACGTACTCCCAGAAAACGCAGACTTTAAATTGATCGTTGTTGGACATGACGATGGCTCCTATTCCGCACTGATTTGCATTGAGGGTTTTGAAGACCACGAATCCGCATGTGAATTTTGTGATGAGTTTCTTGATAATGGTACGCTTGAGGTTGGCGATGTTAGCCTACTTCCAGAACAGGAATTGGTAACGGTAAATTGACCAGCGTAGTTGATATATGTAACAGCGCCCTAAACCAGATGGGTGCTAACAACATCATCAGCCTGACTGAGGATTCCAAGAACGCGCGAATCCTCAATCAGCGCTATGAGTATGTGCGTGACACCGTGTTCCGCGCGCATCCCTGGAATTGCCTGATTCGCCGTGTTGTTTTGTCGCCAGATGCTGCAGCGCCTGCGTTCGGCTTTACCAAGCAGTTTTCGCTGCCAACAGACCCCTACTGCTTGCGCGTGTTGACGCTTGATGATTCAGATCTGATCTTCAAGGTTGAAGGCCGCAAGATCCTTTGTGATGAAGATACCATTAATCTTTTGTACGTTGCGCGCATTACAGATGCTGCGCAGTATGATCTTAACCTGGTTGAGACGCTTGCTTCTGCACTTGCTGCAGACACAGCCTACGCCATTGTCGGTTCTGTGTCGCTGGCTGCGAACATGGTTGATCTTTACAACCGCAAACTTTCTGAGGCGCGCTTTGTTGACGCGACAGAAGGCATGCCAGGCGCAACCACCAATGTTGCAGATGCAGGATCTCTGGAGTCTAATACGTTTATTAAAGCGAGATTCTAATGGCGCAGAGTTCACCAGCATTTACCAACTTTAGTGCAGGTGAATTAAGCCCACGCATGGATGGGCGCACCGATCTGCAGCTGTATTTTCGTGGCTGCAAGAAGCTACAAAACTTTATGATCACACCGCAGGGTGGCGCTGGGCGCAGACCAGGCACCAAGTTTGTTTGCGAGGTTGATGACAGCTCAGATGTTGCGCGTCTGATTCCTTTTGAATTCAACGTAGAACAAACATACATCCTTGAGTTTGGTGATCTTTATTTCCGCATCATCAAAGATGGCGCATTGGTTGAGTCTGGTGGCACGCCAGTAAAAATCACCACGCCATATACCGCTGCGCAGGTAAAAGATCTGCGCTTCACGCAATCAGCTGACGTGATGTTTATTGTACACCCAGATCACGAGCCTCGTGAGATTGCACGAACATCTGACACCGCTTGGACAATTACCGCGATTGATTTTAGGCGCGGCCCAATGCTTGATCCGCCGATCGACAACAGCACGCTTACGGCTAATGGCCGTACAGGCACGGTCACAATCACAGCAAGCACAGGCAAGTTTGCCAGCACTGATGTTGGCAGGCTTGTAAAGCTGCATGATGGCTACGCAGAGATTGCCAGCTTCTCAAGCTCAACAAGCGTAACAGCAACTGTTGTGGAAAATGAGGATGGCCGCAGTGAGCTGATGCCAAGCTACACTGCATCGACTATAAGTTTCCACGAAGGCGATCCTTCTGCTACTGGTCTTGAGCATAACGACAGGCTTCAAGACAGCGCTGGTAACTTTATTGACCAGGGGTTCAAGGTTGGCATGCGCATCACCACCACTGGCGCGTCCACAGGTGGTAACAACCAGTCTGGCATGATCATCGTGCAGGTGACAGAAGATACCCTAATCCTAAGCCCCACAGTTGACCTTACTGACGAAACGGCTGGCGCAAGCGTAACAATCAGTGGCGATCTTGAGGCCGATGATGAGTATGAGCTTGGTGCTTTCTCAGATACAACAGGCTATCCAGCGCATGTGACGCTGTTTGAAGAGCGCTTGGTTTTTGCCAACACATTCAACAATCCGCAGTCATTGTTCTTCTCTGTTGGTGGCGACTACACAAACTTCACTGGCGGCACAGCAGATAATGATGCTCTGACTTACACGATTGGCTCCAACCAGGTGAACGTGATTCGCTACCTGGCATCATCGCGTAGTTTGATTGTGGGTACATCTGGTGCCGAGTTTAACGTGCGCGCTACTGAGGATGCGCCACTTAGTCCAGTAAACACAGTGATCAAGCAGCAGGCAAGATATGGTTCATCAACTGTGCAGCCAGTTGTTGTTGCGAACAAAGTTCTTTTTATTCAAAGGGCTAGTCGAAAAATGCGCGAGATTGTCTATGATTTTGCGAGTGACAGTTTCTTGGCACCAGACCTTACCATCTTGGCAGAACATATCACCGAGTCTGGCGTCAAAGAGATTGCGCTGCAGCAAGAACCTAGCAACAACATCTGGGCTGTGCTGAATAATGGTCAGCTTTGCTGTCTTACTTATCGCAGGGAAGAAGACGTTGTTGCCTGGACAAGTCACCTGTTGGGTGGATCTTTTGGATCAGACAACTTTGGGCATGTCGAAAATGTTGCTGTGATTCCAGGCGAGCTTGACGAAGATGAGGTGTACTTTGTGGTGAAGCGTACCATAAATGGTACGACAAAGCGCTTTGTGGAGCGTTTAAGCGCCTTTGATTTTGGCACCGATGTGACTGACTGCTTCTTTGTGGATAGCGGTATTACATATGATGGCAGCGCCACCACCACAATTACTGGGCTTGATCACCTAGAAGGCGAGACGGTGAGCGTACTTGCTGATGGTGCATCTCACCCAGACAAGGTTGTGAGCAGTGGCCAGATCACGTTGGATCGCAGCGCAAGCAAGGTACAGGTTGGTCTTGGTTATGATTCTGTTTTGCAGACCATGCGTCTTGAGGCTGGCTCAGCCCAGGGCAGCTCACAAGGAAAAACCAAAAGAATTAGGGATGTAACTGTACGCTTGTTTAGATCTGTTGGTTTGCTGATTGGCGAATCTGAGAATGATCTTGATCGAATCCCATTCCGCAGCAGCGCCAACCCCATGAGCGCAGCTGTGCCATTGTTTGATGGCGATAAGCGCATTGAGTTTCGTGGCGGCTTTGACCCTGATGGCTTTATTGTCATCAAGCAGAACCAGCCGCTGCCATTAACTGTGATTGCTATTTACCCACGGATGCAGACATACGACAGATGAGAATTGTACCTTATAAGCCAGAGCATGCACATGAGATCTTGAGTGGGCGCCTAAATGATGGCGTGCCTGAAACCACATATCAATTTGGCCATAATGCTGATATTCTGTGTGTTGATGGTCAGTCATTCACGGGAATAATAAATGGTTATGTTGTGGCTTGTGGCGGCATCTCACCGCTATGGCCAGGTGTTGGCGAGGGTTGGGTTCTCGCAAGCCACAAGATCCATGAAAACAAGTTTTCTGTTGTGCGCGCTGTTTATGATATACTTGGCGATCTGATGGATGATCATGATTATTGGCGTATTCAGGGTTCAACCCTTGCAGATTGGACACAGGGTATAAGATTTGCAAGGTTGTTGGGCTTTGAGAATGAAGGTTTGATGAAGGCGTATGGGCCAGATGGTTCTGATTATATTCGTCATGCGAGGGTAAAAGATGGGTATTGAAACAATTCTCATTGCTAGTGCTGTAGGCTCATCTGTCATGGGTGCTGCCAGCAGCCTTGCTGCTGGTCAAGCCCAGGCTAATGCACAGAAGTTTAACGCTCAGGTACAAGAGCGAAATGCCAAGATTGCCGAGCAAGAAGGCGAGGTCATGGCGCGCAATGAAGCAGCCAAAGCCACGCAGTTTCAAGAAGATATAGAAAACTTTTTGGGCGCTCAGGCTCAGGCGTTTCGATATAATGGCGTGGTCGCATCAAGCGGAACACCGCTAAGAGTGCGCATGGAAAGTGCCAATGAAGCAGATGAAGAGTTAAGCTTGCGTGAATATAATGTGGCTGTTGGCAAGACCCAGGCACAGGAAAGCGCAACACAGGCAAGGCTGCAGGCAAACCTCAATAGGCTGTATGGCAAGCAAGCAAGGATCGCATCTTACTTTGGTGCTGGTAAAAGTCTTCTAGGTGGGGCGCAGTCTGCTGGTCAGCTTGCGATGTTGGCATGAGGGTTCCTGTTTACAGATCGCAGACCCAGCGCACCAATCAGGTTGGTGGTCAGCAGTTTAGGGTTCAGGCAAGCCCAGAAGGTTTGTCGCAAGCTGCGCGCGCTGCTCAATCATTCTTTGGCCAAGCTGAGCAGGTTCTGTCTGGCTTTGCCATGGACATGGCCAAGAAAGAAAACGAACAGCAGGTGATTGCTGCCGAAACAGAATTGATGCTTGAATCTGACAAGATCAAGAATG